TCAAATATTGATAAACCTTGCGCATTATTTTCCCTACTACAACGCAAAGAACTTCCCACGTTCGTCAATCACGTATCAAGCAGACATGTTGGCGCAAATGGGGCAGGTCAACAAGGAAACAATGCGCATAATACGGCGCAACCTTGTTGGTGCTGACAGACATCTGAAAGCCGCATTGGAACAGGTCATAATAGACAGCGTGCAGGAAGCCAACCCGGAGTTGGTACAGGCGGTCAAGCGGGGAATCTTCAACCCGCCGCAAGTGCCCGTTGTTGCGCCGAATCAATACAGGGCGTTCACCCTGTATTACAAGCAAGCCGCCGACAAGCTAAATCTTGTCAACACGGTCATGCTTGAAAGCACGCAACAGGCATACGCCGCAACCGTTGCGGACGTTGCCGCCCGGATCAAAGCAACGCAGACCGCCCTTGACATTGGGGCGGGCGAAACCATTACGGGCGTTTCTGCATGGAACAAGGCAACAGCACACGCCATTTCCCGTCTGAAGCGGGACGGCATTACAGGGTTCATTGACCACGGCGGGCACAGGTGGAGTGCCGAAGCGTATGTTGCTATGGACATACGCACCACAATGGCAAACACAGGGCGTGCGGCTGTTTGGGAAACAAATCAAAACTTCGGGAATGACCTGTATCAAGTGTCCTACCACAACGGCGCAAGGCCGCTGTGCTACCCGTGGCAAAGCAAGGTTATATCAAGCACGGACGATGCACGCACGGTCACAGACCTTGACGGCAACGAAATACAGGTATACGCCCAAAGCCAAACAAGCTACGGCGAACCTGCGGGGTTGTTTGGAATCAACTGCAAACACTACCCGACCCCGTTTATACCGGGCGTATCCCTTATCCGGGCGGGCGGTCAAAGCGAAGAAGAAAACGCAAAGACCTATGAAGAAAGCCAACAGCAACGGGGACTTGAACGCAAAATCCGTGAAGAAAAGCGGGACTTGCTCATGTTAAAGGAACAGGGCGCACCCGATGACCTTATCAAGGCACAGCGGGCAAAGATACGGCAAACGGATGACGACATAGACGCATTTTGCAAGGAAACCGGACGGGCACGCCGTCAAAACCGGGAAGCTGTGTACACAAAGCGGGAATTCCCTGCGGTTGAAACGTATGACGTGACAGAGTTTGAGCGCAAGCAAAAGGAAATGATTGACAGTTTCTATTCCAACAACGGCGCACAACAAAACTACACGTTCGGGCAGATGACGCCGAAGGTTGAACCGCAACCGATTAAACGCACGCCGCAAACCGTGCAAGATGCAAACACAAGGCCGGAAAACGAACCGGAGTTCCTTAAACAATTCAAACGCTATGACACCGCAACAAAAACGGATGCTGAAAAACTTGCGCAAATCAACCCGAATTATTACGATGTCGGAACGCTTGAATGGACATACAATTGCCAACGTTGCGTTGCGGCACAAGAACTTGTATACCGTGGTTATGATGTGACGGCGTTGCCGTACAACAGGCGTGACGCAATAAAGGACAGCGGCGTTGCTGTTTGGGATATAAGGAAAGACTTTTGGAAAGACCCGGAATTGGCGGTTGTTCCAACACGAAAAGAATTTGAGGAAACCTTATCAAATGCGTTTGCCGCATGGGGGGAAGGATCAAGAGGTGTTGTTCGTGTTGAGTGGACGAAAAGCCGGGGCGGCAACGGTCATTTCTTGTTTGCACGTTACGTAAACGGTGAAGTTATTTACACAGACCCGCAGAAAAATACGATTGTAGACATAAAGGAAGAACTGAAAAAAACCACGACAGGAACAAATCATATGTGGGTAATGCGTGTTGATAATCGGGCGGTCAATGATAAAATTACATTAGCAGTAAAAAATACAGGGGAGTGACGCAAGATGTATGAAAACATGACCGATGAAGAATTCTTTGCAGAGATTGAAAAACAATACGGCAAAGATTGGACGCCACAGCAGTTTGACCCGGAAAGCGAGATTGCAGAAGAATACGCAAAGAGGGTTTCAACAGGGGTTTAGTTTGCTTGAATCCCTATTTGAAGCATATTGCAGACTATTGAAAGGGGGAACAGGTATGACGTGTAGTCACCCGGCGATTGTTGCGGGAAAGTGCCTTGTTTGCGGTGCATCCGTAGACGCCGAAAAACAGGTGAAAAAGGCCGATGCTGTGCAGAATGCACAGGAACCCGCAACGGCGGCTGAAACGCCCGAAAACGGGCAGGAAACGCCGAAAAAGACCGTGCGCAAGCGTAAGTAACGTCAAGTCAAACCCGTGCGAAAGGGTGACAGAATACCGGGATATTGAATACTTGACGTGCGAAAGGGCGAACGCCGGGTGCAATCAAGCACCCGGCAAACCCGGACAGCGTTGCAACGCATATAGCGCATTGGTGTAACGGTAGCACACACGGTTTTGACCCGGGCGGCGTAGGTTCGACCCCTGCATGCGCCGCTTTGCGTTGCAACGACTCAAAAAATCAACGGTTTTCCAATTTCATAGTTGAAACAGGCGGCATTGATTAAAAAATGCCGCTTTTTTCATGCAAAACTTGCCCGCCGGGGCGTTAAACACGGAGAGCGGTCGACCTTCCAATGACCGTAAAAAGGGGGAAGTATGGCGGGTATTTTTACTCGAAAAGCACTTGCCGACATTCTGAACAATAGCGATTTGACCCCGGAAGAACGTGCAGACCACATTTACAGTTTGTATGGTCGTGCGCTTGATGACGGGTATGTTAGCAAGAATGCGGCACAGGCGGCACAGGAAGCCGCCATCAAGACAGCGCAGGAAGCATGGGAGAAAGCGCAAACACCGATCAACGTCAAAGAAACGCCCGAATACAAGGAACTTTTGGGGCAGTTTGACGGGTACAAAACAAAGCAGACCGCAAGGACAAGTGCGGAATATGCGGATGTGAAACCCAAATTCTTTGACCGGGTGTATGAACTGATTGACCGTGCAGACGGCGCAAAACCTGTTACCGAACAGCTTGCCGACCTGCGGAAGGACTACGAAGAGTATTTCACCGCAAAGGCAGACCCCGCACCCGACAAACCGCAGTTTGGTGCGCAACTCGAAGGCCGTATGCCAAAGGGTGACGAAGGGGCGGTTGCGGCGTTTTCCAATGTATGGGGATTTACCCCGAAGAAATAACGAAACGAAAGGAATGAAACACAATGGCATTCGTGCGAACTAATGTAAACTATGCGGCTGAGTATGGCCGCGCCCTGTCCAATGCGTACCCCTACATGTCCTACTTTGGAGCGATTTGGGGAGCAAACAACAGCAACCTGTACAAACCCGGCATGGGAAAGACCATGTATATTCCGTCCATGACCGTCAAGGGAAGCCGTGCTGTTAACCGTGACCAAATCACGGGACAGTTTGAGCGCAATTGGAACAACGAATTTACCGCCGTGACCCTTGACATGGATCGGGAATGGGACACCCTTGTTGACCCGATGGACATTGACGAAACCAACGATGTTGCCACCATTGCCAACATCACAAAGACGTTCAATGAACTGCAAAAGATCCCCGAAATGGACGCCTACCTTGCGGCGAAACTGTTTAGTTTTGCGACCACGCCCGACACTACCACGCTGACGGCGGCGAACATCCTTGAAAAGTGGGACGGATACCTTGCCGCTATGACCAACGCCCGTGTCAACCGGGATCGTGTCGAATGCTACATGACCCCCGATGTGTACAAACTGCTGAAGGAAGCCGCCGGAATCACCCGGTTCGTTTCCACGGACGAAGGGTACAGGGGCATCGACCGCAATGTTGCCCGTCTTGACGGAGTGCGCATCACCGAAGTACCTTCCGATATCATGAAGTCTTCTTTCGTGTTTACCGAAGGATGGGTACCCGCCACGGGTGCACGGCAGATCAATCTGATTATGGTTGACCCGATGGCGGTTGCCGCCCCCGTGAAGTACGAAACTTCCATGATGAGTGCCCCGACCGCTCAGAGCAAAGGGAAATATCTGTATTATGAGCGGTACTATTACGGTGCGTTCGCTATGCCCAACCGTGAGGCGGGCATCATTGTAAACGCCGCCGCCGCTACCTAACGGGGGGTAAAGCATGGGCGTTGTAGACTTTGAGTTTTATACAGATGTCTACAAGGGGCAGGACGCAGACGAAGCGTCCTTCCCCGCCCTTTGCGCCCGTGCCTATGACATCATCGGTGCGGTAACGCATTGGGTGGACGAAACGACAATAGCAAAACTGCCCGCATTGCATCAAACATTATACAAAAAGGCGGTGTGCGCACAGGTTGACTTCCTTGCAATCAACGGCATGGACTCATTACAGGACGGCGGGAACGCCGGGTATACAGTGGGCAAAGTGACCGTACACAGCAAGGCAAGCGGCGGCGGCAAACTGTCTGAAAGTATTTCCCCGCTTGCAATCGGATACCTTGAGCAAACAGGGTTGATGAACCCGCAAGTGCCGACCGTGGAAGCGTGGTGGTAAGCAATGCTGAAACCTATACCGTCAAGGATTTTGAGAAGTGCCGCAACCGTGAAAGTTTGTAACGGTGTGGACAGGTATCAAAATCCATCATATACGGAATACACGGTCAAACACGTACACCTGCAACCAACAAACGAAATACGCAAGACACAAAGCAACACGGATTGCACCTTGCGGTCAATCCTGTTTGTTGACGCCCGGAAAAGCACCCCTGCGCTTGATTGGTGCGCCCTGTTCGATTCTGCGCACAGGATAGCGGGGGACATGCGGGTTATAGTGCGGGGCGTTGAATACACGGTTTTTTCCGTGGACGCATTGCGGGACGATACCGACAACCTACACCATTACGAAGTGGGGTTGGTATGAATGGCAGTACGCTTTCAAATCAACGAAAACAGTATCAAGGTGAAAATTGATAACGCATGGGAATCCGGGCGAGAAATGCTGTGTTCTCAAATCCTGCGGGATTGCAACTTGTATTGCAAGGAAGACACAGGAATGCTGATTATGTCGTCCTACATACACAGCAGGTTGAAGGAAGGTTTGCTGATATGGCAGACGCCTTACGCCGCACGGCAGTATTACGAAATCCGAACGGCGCACCCGGACGTCAACCCGAATGCAACATGGCGTTGGTGTGAGGTTGCGAAACAGAACCACCTTGCGGAGTGGGGTAGACAAGCGCAAGCAATAAAGAGGTTGTACAAATGAGCATTTTAGACACGGCAATTGAAGCGGTTATGGATTTGATAGACGCATTAGGCAACTTTGCGCCTATCACCCGTGGCGCATTGGGCACAGCCGCCGGGTTGGCGTGCGAAATTGCCCCGTCAACCCCGCAGGAAGTGTACATGGACAAGAACGCATATATTCCGCTGACCCTTGCGCTGAACGGGAAACACAGCGATTTGCAGGTGCTTTCCGGAACATTGAACAACATCATTGACACACTTACCCGCATGACGTCATACCCTTCCGGCAACGGGTGGGAAATCGTTGACATAACACACGGCAACCTGCCCCGTGTTATTGGGCGTGAGGAAAACAACGAATGGGTTATGGCGGGGGATTTGGTGGTCAAAATCTACAGAAAGGACAATGAATAACCATGAATGCGAATTGGGTAAATGAACTTTACATTGGCACAAGCAAAACGGGTGAAACTTGGACGTATGAAAAGCTGTGCAAGGGCATCGAAAGCATGGAATTCAACGAAAATGAG